GACGACCTGATCTGGGATGCCCTGGACCAGGCCAACACCAATTCCCTGGGCGGATACACGGACTGGCGGATTCCTAATTATTTTGAATTGACAAAACTTATCAACCTGGGCAACTGCAACCCGGCCATCGACACCACCGCATTTCCGTCAACACCCAATGTCTATCATTGGACCGCGTCTACGAGTCCGTGCAATAGCGCCTACGCGTTCAGCGTGTACTTCAACGGTGGGTACGTGAGCCACCGCAATAAGCAGACGCGCAAGTATTATGTGCGGTTCGTCCGAGGATAGGTTATTCGGGCATTTGAGTGATAAAGGGGTATAAAATGGACAATATATTCGTAATTCCAACAAGGATAACCGAGAGCACGCTTATCCATAGCGGGCCTAATTTTTTAATGGATATTATTATAGGGTCGGATGGCACAAACAACCCAACTGTTGCGTGTTACAATGAGGCTGATGATAGCAAGACCGCAACAGCAAGGGTTATTCCTTCTCAGACGTATGATGCGATTGCTTTGGGCCTCAACGGAATTGTGCTTCAGTTTGCGCGATTTAACAATACCGGCCTTTATGTTGAGGTTTCAAACCTTGGCAGCGGTGAGATAGTTGTTGGTAGCAGGTTGGCCGGCACTTTAAGTTATTATAGCTTTAGGTAGATGAATAGAAACGAAACAGTTTTGAATTATACATCTTTTGCGAAGTCTATTGCCGGGAAGATATGTACGAATAGAAATATAAACGATTCTTGGACTCGCAACGATTGTGAATCTGCTGCTGTTGAATCTTTGATAAGGGCGATTGATAATTATGATGAATCCATGGGGGCTACTATTGGGACGTTTGCTGGAATAAAGATTCGCGGGGGTGTTCTGGACCATCTCAGAATGGTTTCTGGAACGCCGAGGAATTGTACTGATAAAGCAGCTTTATTAAAAGTGAATTTTTCGAACCCCGAAAACTTTAATTCTTTTGAAAATTCATTGGCCTATTCTGTGAATGGCACTGAAGGCAAGGTTTGTAATAAGGATTTGGTTCAAAAAATCTTTGCACATATAAACACTTTAAAATGCCGAGAAGATACTATTGAGATATTAAAGCTGTATTTCTGGGATGGTTATACTTTGCGCGAGATTGGCGACATGAAGGGAATTTCTTATACTCGAGTATCTCAGATAATTCTTTCGGTATCGAGAAAGGTTAGAAAGGCGTTTAAAAAATGCTGGAAGCAAAGCCAGACCTGTCAAAATTAAGCCGCAGGGAAAAAGAACTCTTATATATTCGTTTAAAAGAGCGCGTACGGCGATATGAGCATAAGAAGATAGAATCTTTTTATCCAGAGACAGGTCCGTTGTCGCGGCATAATTATCCGAAACACATGGAATTTTTTCGAGCGGGTAAGAAATTTCGTGAGCGCGGCGCCATGGCTGCGAATCGGATTGGGAAAACCGAAGGAATGGGGGGTTATGAGCTGACCTGTCATTTAACGGGCATTTATCCTGATTGGTGGGAAGGGTATAGATTTACCGGTCCAATAAAGGCCTGGGCTTCAGGCACCACGAATCAGACCACAAGAGATATTCTGCAACACAAATTATTGGGACCGATTTCTGATATTGGTACGGGTTTGATTCCCCATGATTGTATTTTGGATTATAAGCGCAAGGCTGGGGGGATTCCTGATGCCATAGAAACAGTTTTTATCCAGCATGTTACCGGTGGGGTTTCTGTCTTAGGTTTTAAGTCATACGAGCAGGGCAGGAAGGCATTTGAAGGTGTTGAGCAGGATGTGATCTTGCTGGATGAGGAGCCTCCGGACGATGTTTATAATGAATGCCTGATCCGCATTATGACAACTGGCGGTATGATTATGTTGACTTTTACCCCTCTGCAGGGGGTGTCCGAGGTTGTCAAGAAGTTCATGCCCGATGGAAAACTTCCAGGACCGCATGATCAGGTTATGAGATTTGTAATTCAAGCGACTTGGGATGATGCGCCTCATCTTTCGGAAAAAGAAAAGAAGGAACGATGGGCCAGTTTGCCTCCGCACCAAAGGGATGCAAGATCTAAAGGCATACCTCAGTTGGGGTCGGGGGCTATATATCCGCTTCTTGAAGATTATATTGTGATTGATGATTTTCCAATACCTCCATATTGGTCAAGGGCGTATGGTTTTGATGTGGGCTGGAACTGCACAGCCGCAGCGTGGGGGGCTACAGACCGGGATACCGGCACATCTTATATATATTCTGTCTATAAAAAAGGCCTGTCTGAGCCACCGGTTCATGTTCAGGCCATAAAATCAAGGGGGAAATGGATACCAGGGGTTGCAGATCCAGGGGCGAGGGCTTCAAGTCAGAGAGACGGCGAAAAACTAATGGACGAATACGTTGATCTTGGTTTAGAGCTTTCTCCTGCTGATAACGCAAGGGAGGCTGGTATATTTGATGTTTTTGTCGCTCTTTCAACCGGAAAATTAAAAGTTTTCAGGTCTTGCGCTCCATGGTTTGAGGAATTCAGGTTATATCGCAGGGATAAAAACGGCAAGGTAGTCAAGGAAAACGATCATTTGATGGATTGCACAAGATATTATGTAAGATCAGGTATAGACATTGCCATACAAATGCCGATAGAAATTATGCAACAGAAGATTCTTATCCCGGGCAATCCTTATGACCCTATGAAGTTTGGTATGAACAAAGAAGAGGACGGTTCATACGATCCTTTAAAATATGGAATGGAGGCTTAGATGTCTGCTTTTACGAATTTATTTAGAAAACCGAAAAGCCCGACAAAAGTAATGCCAGAGTCGGAACCTGTAACGGACGATTCGGAAGAGGTTAAGGAGGCAGCTGCAAGAGAGGCCGATGCTTTGAGGAAAAGAAGGGGTCGGGCTTCCACGATTTTGACCGGTCCCGGGGGCGTTATGACAAGCCCGAATGTTTACAAAACGATTTTGGGTTAAACCATGAGGTCAGACGAAGACAAAGTAAAAGACATCAACAACACTCTAAAGGTGCTTCAGGAAATCCGCCGTCCGTTTGAGGGCATGATTGATGATATTCTGACTTATATTTATCATGGCAGAAGAAAGGTTAAGGACGGTACTCAGGCGAAAGGCCAAAAAACGGGCACTCAAGTATATGATGGTACTGCCCTGGGCGCTGCGAATCTTCTGACCGATGGTTTTACCGGATACACGATTTCAAAGTCTTTCAGGTGGTTTGCCTATACCCTACCTCAGAGAATGGTATTTCCCAGATATTCGGGGATGAGGCAATGGAGCGGTAAAAGAGTTGATTCCATACCCGAGATCAAGGCATGGCTTGAAGACGCTGAAGAGGCTATGTATTCGGCACTGATGGCCTCTAATTTATACGACATAGCCCCCGAGATCGTAAGGGATGCCGTGACTGTCGGAACCGTTACCGTAAACATTGAAGAGGACATTAAAAATTCTCGCGTTATTTTCAGGGTCCCGCATTTCAGAGAGTGCTATGTTGCTGAGAATTATTTTGGCGAAGTGGACACCCATTATCGAGACTATAAACTTACCCTGAAACAGTTAAAAGAAAAATTCGGATTTGAAACCATGAAAGAGGCAGATACGAATTTTAAAGACAAGTACGACAAAAACATGCATCAGGAAATGGAGGTTGTTCATGCGTGTTATCCCAGAGAAGATTATGATGTTCAAAAACTGAACAAGAAAAATAAACCTTATGCTTCTATCTGGGTTTTAAAGCCGGGAAATAAACTTTTACTTGAATCCGGATTTGATGACAGTGCATTTTTAACCTGGCGCTGGCGAAAAAATAATGATGAGTGGTATGGTCGATCTCCTGCCTGGGATGCATTTATTGATGTAATGACAGCAAATCAGGCCGGAAGGACGAATTTAATAGCCGGACACAAAATGGTTGAGCCTCCAATGGTCGGCACTTCAGATTTGAGAGGGCAAGTCAATATCGGACCTAAAGGCTGGACATGGGTTAAAACCATGGACCGAGCTCCAAAACCGCTTGTTACCGGTATTCAACTTCCGTATGGGATAGAGATGCAGGACAGATATCGAGACGCGATCAAGGATCATTTTCATGTGGACTTCTTTCTTATGCTGTCACAAGCTGTTGCTCAGAAAGTGGAGCTTACAGCAACCCAGGTTATCGAGATGGGCGGAGAAAAAGCCGCGATCTTAGGATTAAGAATAGGAAAGTTTGAAACAGAGTTCTTAAATCCTGCACATGACAAAGTGTTTCACATTGAGTATAGAGCAAAAAGAATTCCAAGACCGCCGGACATTCTACTTGATCTTGCCGGGGGCGATATCGAAACCGAATATTTAGGACCGCTGGCACAGGCTCAGAAAAAACTTTTTAAGTCTCAGGGTATTACTCAGGGGCTTGATGCAATTGGCGGGATATCCGAGATATTTCCAGAAATTCTTGATCTTATCAATCCTGATGAGGCTGGCAAAGAACTTCTGATTTCCAGGGGATTTCCACAGAAGGCCATGAATTCACCGAATAAGATTAAAAAGATTAGACAGTTGAGACAACAAAAACAAGAGTTAATGGAGGAAATTGCTATCGCGGAAAAAGCCGCAAGATCGGCCCCGGCTGCTGGAAAAGAGGTTTCCCCTGATAGCCCGCTCGGTGAAATGATGGGATATAAAGAAGAGTGAAAGATAAATACCGAACAGTTTTTTTAAATTCTCCCATCGGCCTTGAGGTGTTGGCTGATATTTTAACCACGTGTCATTTTGGATGTATGCTTGACCCTGATAACAAGGTCCAGGTATCCGAAAACAACGTGGGAACAGCAATTTTACATAAATGCGGTATTTTTGCCGAAGATACTCTTTTGGAGGTTGTTCAATCGCTTGCGGGAGTGTCTTCAAAAGGGAAAGAACAGGAAGAAGAAGATCTTTTAAAGAAGGGTTTAGAATAAAATAAAACTTGGGCTTACTGAGGGGTAGCTCCCCAAAGGACAGCAATTTAAGGAGCAAGTGTGAGGCTCACACCCGATTTATCGGCTTACACTTCGCTCCTTTTTTTGTTGCCCGGAAACCGGAGGAAAGGAAAATGAAGATTTTTAAGAAAGTTTTAGTGGCAATTTTGATCGTTTTAATGACTGCTGGCATGGCTTATGCGTCTGGGTACGGTTGCGGAGGGACCGTAGGCAGATGCGAAAATCCGGATCGTCCCAGTGTCGGATGTTTGGGTAATTCGGATGCTCCGTGGAATACCGCAAACATTAATACGTTGACCGTCAACACTGATGTCATACTTCCGGCTGAAAAAGTGGGGGCCGGTGAAATTGCCAATGTGACAAGGCCACTTCCTGGTATCGGCGGAGGCTTGGCCGGCTGGGTAGTTGATTCAGCCGACGACATTGACGATGCTTCAGCGCCGGAGATGGGAACTGCTGATAATATCCCGGCTATTATCTGGGACAACTCGGGAGAAACCGCGGGCATTCAAAAAACCTTTAGGCTGCCACCGGACTATGTTGCTGATACGGCGCTGGTTTTTTATGCCCTGATTTCGTCTAATACCGCTGACGGTACAAGCACAAAACTGGATTGGATGCTTTGGGACAATGCCGATGGCACAGCGTTTGATGCCGCTGAGATAGGCCAGAGCACAGTTACATCAACCGAGGCATCCCTTGATGTCAAATGCGATGTCCTGACTTTGACCTTGGATGCCACAGGAATTGCCGCAATGACAGCGGGGCATTTTTATACCATCGAAGTGTTTAATGCCACAACTCACGCAACGGCCAATTTAGAGTTGAAGGGTTTTGATGGAGTTTACACAGCGAAACAATAAATGGCAATGGGTAATTGCTTCTATCGTTTTAATGATTGCATTTATCCATTTTCCTGCAAAGAACATGAGGGCTCTTTTTGAGTTCATGGTTGTTTGTGCATCCCTACTCGTTTTTGCGATCTTTTTATATGAGAACGTGAACAAATGGGTAGCAGTGTTTTTATTGCTGGCGTTAATTTCTCATTCTCTGCCGGCATTTTTATATACCGGTAAATTAAACACCATGCAATCTCATTTGGTGTTGATAAACATAACAGTGGGCTGCCTGTTTTATTCTGTTATCGTTTTAAAATGCCAGAACTGTGAACGCATATTTGATGCCTTATGTATTGTTGCCATGCTTCATTTATACATCCTGTTTTTCGAGGCTTTTATTGTGAAATGGAGGTTTCCAACGGGCTTAACCGCAAACCCTAATGAATCAAGTGCACTTATGGCTCTTTGCGCTCCGGCGTTTTTTCGGAAAGGCTGGCTTTTTTTTATATTGATCCCTGTTGTCGGATTAATATTAAGCAAGTCTTTTGGGGGTGTTGTCGGGCTATGTCTTGCGTTTATAATCTATGCAGGGCTGAACGGGTATAAATTTTGGCCGCCTGTATTAATATTTTCAGGTCTTATATTTTATACGCTTTTTATAGATGCCCCGGATATCAGTAGGCGCTTAAATATATGGACCGAGGCTGTAAAGTTATCAGTTCATCATAAAACTTACCTTTTGGGTATCGGTCTTGGCAGATGGACCGAGATTTATCAAGACGTAATAAAAGTAAAGCCTATTTTTAAAGGAATTATAAGGCTACACAATACTTTTATTCAAAACTATATCGAAATGGGAATTGTTTCGATTTTCATAACTGTAAATTTTTTAATAAGTGTGATTTTAAGAGCGAGAGAATTAACAATCAGAGATTTTAAAATTCCCAGACATTGTATAATTTCGCTTTCATCTCTCGGTGCTGTAATCGGCGTGTGTATCGCCAATTCAGCTTTTAGAATGAACGCAATAAACGGAATGCTTATCATTTTATGGCTGGCAATTTTGGAGGTACAGCTTCGTGTCAGAGAAGTCGCAGATTAATGCATTGTTTTTAGTTGGAATGCTTGGCGTTTTGTTCGGATTTATAATGTTCGCGTTAGTATCGGACAAAATCCAGACATCTATTAAAAAACATCCTCCGCTTACAGTTGAGTATAGGCTGAAAGTATATGAGGATGGCAAGGTCGATTTAAAAAAAGTGCTTTTAGGCTCAAGTAAATCGGGAGATATGGAGCACATAGAGAGGGATTAAAAATGCCACTGACTAAAAAAGGAAAAACCGTACTTACTGAAATGAAAAGGCATTTCGGCAAAGAAAAGGGCGAAGAAGTTTTTTATGCCTCTATTAATGCGGGAAAGGTCAAGGGGGCTGAATTGCGTAAAAGAAAAAGGAAGAAACAATGACAGACACAGTAGCAATGCCGGATAAAACAGAGGAAGAAAAAGAGTGGATGGCTGAAAATGATGCACACACTCTTACAGAGGCAGAAGTCATAAAGGCGGACCCAGAAAGATTTAAGATGGCACAAGAAGTTGCTAAGAAAATAGCTGAAGATCAAAAGGCCAAAGCAGAGGCTATGCAGCGCATAGCTAATGCCAAGATGGAATATAAAAACTCACCAAAAGAGTGAAAGGAGTATAGATTATGGCGGGTGAATGGATGGCACAGTTACCGGACGACCTGAAAGAGAACGAAGCTTTTACCTCATTCGAGACTATTGGAGATTTTGCAAAAGCACATCTCGACACTGTGGGGAAGGCCAGTGAGCTTGATGGGAGGGTGAATGAACTTCAGGGGAAAGTTACAACCTTTGAGGAAAGTATCACCAAGGATTATATCCCCAAGTTGACTGAGCAATCCACACCGGAGGAAAAATCAGCATTCTTTAAAGCTTTAGGCGTTCCAGAAAAGGCGGAGGATTACGAATTTCCAAAAGGAGAGGGTGTCGAGCACGATGAGGCTATGACTAATTGGGCGAGAGACACCTTCCACAAGGCAAACCTATCAAAAGATCAAGCCACTTTGATTTCTCAAGCCTGGGACGGTTTTATTCAGGGCTTGAATGAAGAGATCAATAGAAAAGCGGAAAGTTCAAAGACCGAAGCTGATGAAAAGCTTAAAACCGATTGGGGGGCTGATTACGACGAAAACCTTGAAATCACAAAACGTGCATTTCAAAAATTTTCGGGGGCTGAGTTTGACGCATTCCTTGATGAAACCGGACTGGGAAATCATCCTGTCCTTATCAGAGCATTTTTTGAAATTGGTAAGGCCATGGGGGATGATACCACTCCGCCCGGCACGCCTTTGAAACAAAAAGAAGGCAAAACCGGAATGATGTATGACAAGTCTCCGAAACCATAACAATTCGGGCTAACTCTACCGGCCAGTAGAGGACAGCAAAAAAACTAAGGGGCAGCAGGTGAGTGCTCACCCACTCAATCTGTTTGCCCCTTTTTTGTTGCCCTTATGAAAGGAGAGAGAAAATGGCCTCAACAGACCTTTTAGGATATTACACTCTTATGGATGTGGTTAATTCCTACACATCCTTAGATGCACAGGCTCAGTATATATGGGCTGCAAATATTCTTGCGCGGAAGTGTCCTCTTATAAGGTTGCTTCCAATGGTCGCAAGTAATCAAATAATGTCCAACATCGATGCTCGAAGGACATATATCCCGACACCTGGAACCAGGCGGTTCAATGAGGGTGTTGTCCTTTCCGCATCTCATAAAACACCGTTCACCGATCCGATCGCCATGGTGGAAGATTATTCCGAGGTTGATTATGCGCTTTGGAAAATTCAGAACGATCCTAACGCATGGAGGCAGGACGAAGATCAGGCCAAGGTCGAGGGCTTGACTCAGAAAATGGAAGATCTTATTCTTTATGGTTCTCTGGCTTCTGATCCTGCTGCGTTTAACGGACTGGCGGTACGGTTTAACGAGATTGATCGTTATCCAAACGGTGATACCACGTGGCAGCCTCACGTATTGGATCAAGGCGGTTCCGGCGGTGACACAACGAGCGTATGGATTCTTGAGCTCGGGAAAAATAAGGTTTTCGGGATCTATCCTAAAAACCTTCCGGGCGGTCTTCATATTGAAGATCTCGGAAAGCATACCGCCAACACAAACACTTTAGCTACACCAAAATACATGGAAGTCCTGAGAACTCATTTCGCTTGGTATATGGGCCTTGTGGTCAAAGACGAGCGATGCGTTCAGAGGTTGGCTAATATCGAAGTAACCGGCTCGTCTAATATCTTTGATGAGGACAATGCCATCAGGATGATTAACAGGCTTCCGAGCGGCGGGGCGGCTCCCGGTACGGTAATGTTGGTATCTGCAAGTGTTAAAGAGTATCTCGACATTCGGGCCAAGGACAAAACCAATGTGCGTTATCTTCCGGATAACGTATGGGGCGGAAATATTACGGTGTTCAGAGGCATTCCGGTTTATAAGGCCGAGATGCTCGATGAAACAGAAACCGAAGTTACTTAAACCTTAAACAAGGCAAAAAGGAGGGCTGTAAAATGCCTATGTATGACTATAAATATTTACTTCATGATGACGCTGATATCGGTCATGCTGCCGATGAATACAGCGAGAATGAAGTTGATTTCGAGCAAACAACTCCAAATGTAAATGCCGGTGGAGAGTTTGGCCTCCACATGGTTGTCACAGAAGCCTTCACGGATCTTGACAGCGGAGCGATTCTCTGGATCGTTCATGGTGCCGCGACCTCGCCAACAACCAAGCATTCCGGCATGTTTATTCCGGTTGCCAACCTTACCCTTGGGGCTCACTTTTATGTGCCAATGGGCTCAATTCCGTGTTTGCGATATGCAAGAGCATTGTTTGATATCGTATCCGAGTCGGCAACATTGGGCGAAGTTACCATGTGGTTTGGTACCAATAAGGATGGCGCTGCCTAAACTTAAATAACGGGGGCTGAAAAGCCCCCCCCATGAATTACGGAGGAAAAAATGGTTGTTACTTGTAAAAGGCGTTGTTGGTGCACAAAAAGAGGCAGAAGGTATTATCCCGGGGATACAGACGATATCGATCCCATGGAGCCGATTGCTTTGTATTTTGATTTTCCCCCGGGAACCGAAGTGTATCACAAAACCAAGGATAAAAAAGGAAAGCTGATCCAGACTACGAGAAAGATACCCGGTGTTGTCGAGCCGAAGCCGGCTAAAATGGTTAAATGTAAATATTGCGACAAAGAAGTAAAAAACATTTCTCTCCATTTGGGCCATTGCGAGGCAGCCTTGGCAGCCGGAAAGGTTGAGAAATCCGAAACCGAGGGTTAAAAAATGGCCTATGACAAAACGGGTGTCATCAATATGGCGCTTGGGCGGATCGGCGCTTTAAGAATCGTAGATGCTGGCGAGGATTCCGCCCAAGCTATTGCGGCAAACAATGTCTGGGATTATATCAGGGACGAAGTTCTTGAAGCTGGAAATTGGTCATTCGCGCGAACCAGGAAAGCCCTTGTTCAAAATCCTTCTTCCCCTGCATTCGGCTATGATTACGCCTACACTCTTCCTTCTGACTTTTTAAAGCTTGCTGAAAACAAAGAAGACGATCCATGCGTATATCCTTCAGGGTCTTATCATACTTCTTATGTTTTCGGACAGTTTGAAATTGAGGGTACAAGATATTCCTACAGCATTGAAACGCTTTCTGATGGCACGATGGTTCTGGCAACCGATTACGACAATTCATCTGCCGACCTGTATATCATCTATATAAGAAGGGTGGTTGATGTGAATAAGTTTTCAGCATCATTTATCAATGCCCTTGCGTTCAGATTGGCCGCTGAATTAACCATGCCGCTTTCTAAAGGCAAAGGAATTTACGATACCATGATGCTTCGATATGAAAAAGCTTTAGATTGGGCAGAGGCGCATGATCGAAAAGGTGAATATCTTGAGAATGAAACCGGCAATTCTGATTGGGAGGATGCAGGGAGATAATGGCACAGGCTAATCCGCTCATAAACTCCTTTAACGGGGGTGAATTAAGCCCGAAGATATCTGCACGAAGCGATATCACAAAGTATCATTCAGGATGCCGTACGCTTGAAAACATGATTCCTCTTGTTGAGGGCGGAGCCATGCGAATGCCCGGAAATTATTTTGTGGTGGAAACAAAAACGTCTTCCAAGGCTTCAAAATTGGTTCCGTTTCACTTCTCCACTATCCAAGCGTATATTCTGGAATTCGGAGAAAATTATATTCGTGTGTATAAGGATGAGGGCCAGGTGCTTGATGCTGGAAATCCCGTTGAAATTACAACGACCTATGCCGAAGAGCATCTTTTTGAATTAAAGTTTACCCAGAGCGCAGACATTCTTTATATATTTCATCCAGAGTATCCGCCGAAAACTTTAACCCGTACAAGCCATACGAATTGGACGCTTGATGATTTTGTGGCTGGAATCAGTGATGCAATGGTAATCACTGGCATTACCAAAGCCGACCCTGCGGTGGTAACTTGTGCTAACATTCCAGCAACGTTTTGCGAATGTGTTGCCGGTGGAATATTTTGCGCTCAATGGGACTGTACGGTTTATATAAAGGGCGTTGTTGGAATGACGGAAGTTAATAATCGTTATTTCAAGGTTGACAATGTTGTAACTGGTGCTGGTGGAACATTCGAGTTGGTAGATGAAGATTCAACTGGCTATAATGCTTATGTTTCTGGCGGTACGGCGCAAGAATGTCTTTTTGGCCTTAATGACGAAAATCCTTCATGCGGCACATTTTTTGAACAAAGATTAGCTGCTGCTGGAACAAATAACAATCCACAAACCATTCATCTTAGCCATGTTAGTGATTATGACAATTTTGCTATTGATACTGACGATGATAGTGCAGGAATAGAATATACCATTGCTTCAAACCGTGTTGATAGAACCCGGTGGCTTTTTGGACAAGACTATTTAATGATTGGAACTGTCGGTGGTATTTTTAAAATGGGCGCTTCAAGCGCCGAAGACCCTATTACACAAACAAATGTGGTTTGTAAAAAACAAATAAGTGCTGGCGTTAAAAATATTGAACCTCAAAAGGTTGCGGATGCGTTGCTTTGGGTAACGCGAAGCGGAAGAAGTGTAAAGCAAATTGTATATTCTTTTGAAACAGACAAATATATCGCTCCAGATATGACAAGGGTTTCAAAGCATATTGCCATGGGTGCCACGCTTGCCACATCCGGTATTGTGGATATGGATATTCAAAGCGAGCCCCTTCCTATCTTATGGGCTGTTCGTGCCGATGGTCAGCTTATAGGCATGACATATGAGGTTCAGGAGGAAATATATGCATGGTTCAGAATCGTTACGGATGGAAGTTTTGAGTCCGTTGCTGTGATAAGCGATGAAAACGAAGAAGATCAGATTTGGGTTATTGTAAACAGAACCATAGGCGGTTCAACGAAAAGATATGTTGAATATTTTAAACCCATGGAGTTTTTCTCCCAGATCAAAGATTGTTTTTTCGTTCATTCCGGTCTGACATGGGATGGGGGCGATGCCGAAGATATAGAAGGCATTACAAATGCCGATCCTGCAGTGGTGACAATCACCGGCCATTCATTTGAAAACGGGGATAAAATCAGAATAAAAGATGTTGAGGGTATGACAGAAGTTAATCAGGGTCTTGATTCGGCTTATACCGTTGCAAATAAAGCGGCAAACACTCTTGAGTTGTCTGGGATAAATTCATCTGGCTGGGGAACCTACACATCAGGCGGAACCGCTCAGAAAGTCAAAAAGGATGTGACAGGGCTCGATCATCTTGAAGGTGAGTCGGTGTCCGTTTTAATGGACGGTGCCGTTCATCCAGATGTTACGGTGGATTCCGGCGAAGTCAGTTTAACATATTACGGAAACTTAATTCATATTGGATTAAATTTCACTTCTATTATCGAACCTTCTAAAATTCATGTGGATTCTGGATCTGGATCTACCAGGGGTAAAAAGAAAAAAATAGGAGAGATCCTGCTCGATTTTTATGAAACCTGTAGTGCAAAAGTCGGTTACGACACAGACAACTTGAAACCAATTCCATTTGGCATCGGAGAGGATCCAGAACTTTTTACCGGTTCTAAGAGTTTAGAGTTTTATGGTGATTGGGGTGAGGATGCGGAAGTTTCAATTGTTCAGGATGTTCCACTTCCAATGACCGTTCTTGCTCTTGTGGCGGAGGTCGAGATCAGTGGTTAAGATCGTTCCTTATAAAGCAGATCACGCCTATCAGGTTTTAGACAAAAACGTAAAAGACTTTGATCTGCAACTTTCTAAATTAAAGGATTGGGAGAGCTGGACAAAAGAATGGGAAACTGCGGGACCGTCCTACTCTCTGTTTGTTGATGATAAGATTATAGGCTGTGGCGGTGTGATACTCTTTGGATACAACAGGGGTGAATGCTGGATGTTGGTATCTTCGGAAATCAAAAAGTACAAAAAGACAGTATTTAAAGCCGTGAAAGAACACCTTGATCTTATTGTCAAGACCAATAATTTGAGAAGGTTGCAAACTGTTGTCGTAGCGGATTACGAAGACGGCAAGAAATTTATTGAACGCCTTGGATTTAAACCCGAAGGGCTTTTGAAAAAATATGGTCCAAATGGTGAGGACTTCCTAATGTATGCGAGGACATAATGAGTGCGCTTCCTTATGTATTATTAGCTGTTCAGGCTTTTGGCACGATTCAATCGGCAATGCAGCAGAGACAAGCTGGAGAGGCCGAGGCTGCGGCTGCTGAATATAATGCTCGATTAGCCGAAAGAAAGGGAATTCAAGAAGAGGAAATAGCAAGGAAAAAATTAAAGCAACTTCTTGGAACTCAAAGGGCTTTGTATGCAAAGGCCGGTGTTGATCTGTCTTCCGGAAGTCCATTGACGGTTCTTGCGGATACGGCCGCAGAAGGTGAAAAAGAGGCTTTAAATATTCGAACCGGGGCGCAGGAAACAGCCGATTTGTATAGATTCCAAGGAAGACAGGCTAAAAAAACCGCAAAATATCAATCAAGGAGTACACTTTTAACGGGATTAGGAAGTACGGGACTGTCGGCATATTCATTTTATAAAACCAAACAGTTACCTGGAAGTATAAGAATAAGATAATGCCTAAAATTCCGAGATTCACATCAGAGAAGGTTATTCAATCACCTGAGATGCCTTTGGGTGTTGCCAGTGGACCGGCAAGGGCGGCGGCTGAATCTGCAAGTGCTGTTGCCAAGTTTGGCCGTTATGGTGCGGAAGATATCACAGAGGTTCAGGAGGCCGAGGAAAAAGCTGTAAGGGCATTAAAGTCTCTTGAAATCGAGCGGGAATTCAGGGGTGATATAGATAAGATATCCGAGAGTTATTTTGAAAGGATTGATTACGAAAATTTTGAAACGGATCTCGATAAGCAATTAGAGGAATTAAGAGAGGATTATGCGGAAAAAATAGGAGACGATCAATCTCTTGGCCTTGCGTTTGAGAGAATGTTTACGCAACATTCATCAACGCTTAGAAACGTGATTCGAGATAAAAAAAGGCAAGTCGTAACGGAAAGAGCCATAGGAGAATATCAGATTTCGTATAATCAATTATTAGACGATTATTCAAATGAGTCTGATCCAGCAAAATTAGAAATCATAAAAAAGGATTTGGAAATAAAAACCATGTCTCTTGTTGCAAATCACGTTATGACTCTCAAGAATGCCGAAGGTTATATTCAGAATTTTAATGATTCTGCCGAGTCTGTAAGAGCCGATAAACTTATCGAGATAGATCCCAAAAAAGCTGAAAAAGACTTAAAGGGTGGAGAATTTGAATTATCACCAAAGATTAAACAGCAAAAAATCGAAAAAGCACTGGCGCAACAGAAACAGAATGAAACACAGGAGCGAATCAGAAAAAATGAAGAAGAGAAGCGGTTTAAAGAGGCCGAGAAAGAAGCTCACGATGAAGAAGAATTAAAAGTTGCGGATTTAATTTTAAAAGGAAAATATGACGATGCGTTTGAAATTGTTTCAAAATCAAATCTTTTAAGTGGATCTGAAAAAATATCCCTGACAAACACTATTGAGAAGAAAGAAGAAGTTGAAGACAATCCGCTTGTTGTTGGTGATTTTTCGGAATCAATTGCTTTTGGTATTGACGTTAAAAAGGAGCTAAAGACCGCATTAAAACAAAAACAAATATCGGGCAAAACCTATGCTGCAATGATGAAAGCTTTGTCAAAAGAACGAAGCTCTTTAGCCGTGAAGATTTTAAATGAAGCCCTTGCTCCCTCACAGCTTGATCGGTGGAGTCCGGATAAGAATTTAAAACACTCTCAAGCCACTATTGACATGCTCTATAAAATCGCAGCGGGTAAAGATCCGATAGAGGCATCTCTTGAAACCATTGAGGATTATACATCTCATTTAAGGCGAACTCGGAATGGACTTCCTAAACCCACTTATCTTGATGGCGATAAGAATGATGTCACGGCCTTAAATGAAGCTGAAGAAGTTACAGTGACAGCATATGAATTGGGAATTATGAGTCCTGATGAATATTCAAGACAGATTGAGACTATTAATGACCTTAAAGGCTTAATAAACGATGAAAACAGGGCATCAGGGTCGAACGATGGTCTAAATGAACTTAAAAAGCAAATAGTTAAAGATTAGAAAAACGGTGGGATATGAAAGTCTATCAGCCAGAAAAACCAATTAACAAGCAAGCATCCACAAAGAAAGATCAGCAGCTTGACGAGGTATTTACTGGCGTAAAAGATGATTTTAGCGGCCAGTACCTCCTTGGGAGACAAATCGCCCATGAATATAATTCTCCTGCTGTTAATGCATTGAAAAGACATACAAACAATACCAAAACTTCTGAAAATGTCAAGAATATTGAAAATATTAAGGAAAAGGACAAACCTCTTGAGGAACCATGGATTGACCCTGTTTCAGCCTTTGCCGGTGGATTTGGTGGGGCTGGAAAAATAGCTATAAGCTCTGGGATGAAACTGTTGCCATCTTTAGGCCGAGCAATAACATCCGGTGTGATAGGTGCGGTGTCTGATGTTCCTGTCGGCATGGCAACTGAAAAGATAGGCGAGAAGGTTCCGGGGTTGGCTTTGCCGTTTAATGTTTTAACGGGAATGGTTTCTGGTGTAACCATTGAGAGGGCGATTGAAAAGCGTGTTGTCAAGATGCTCGGAAAGGACGCTACTACTGAAGCTATTGAAGAGGGGGTTAAAAAAGTCCGAAAGGTCTTAGATTCGGGAGAACCGGATGAAATTGGACAAAAGGTTATTAATGATTTACAGGGAGAGGTTTCTGTAAGCGAAGCTAAAAAAGTATTGGGCTCCGGTGTTCCTAAAAGTGAACAGGATTTGGGTACAGCTGTTGAAAAGTTCGATCAACCCGGGAAACCCTATAAAACAGATAAATACGCTGTCAATATCAATATGGAACGTATTGATACAACCGATGATATTGACTCAATAATTCGTAAAACCGCTAAGACTTTTTCTACAGAGATAGGCGAAGCCCGGCGTGGTGTCAGAACCAATAAAGAAACCGAGAGGGTTTCAAATCTTATAGGCATGACTCCGCAACAGCTTTTGAAACGCCGTAAAGGTCAAGCATTTAACGCCGAAGAAGCTGTAGCTGCAAGACGCATATTAGTGTCATCATCTGAGAATTTGGCTAATTTAGCTAAAAAAGTAAATACCTTAGAGGCTACAGATTTAGACAAATTTGAGTTCCGAAAGGCTTTAAACCTTCATTATGCAATACAAGCGCAAGTATCCGGTATGACCGCCGAGGCCGGGCGTGCGTTACAATCGTTTAATATTAAGTCTAAAAGTTCTGAGATAAGGGTTAATCAGATAAAAGACTTTTTGGAAGAATTGCCGGGTGGAGCGTCAACCGAAAAAATGGCAGAGGCTTTATCTTCTTTTGAATCACCGGAACAAATCAGTACTTTTGTCAAACAGGTTCAGAGAGCAACAACAACGGATATGTTCCTTGAGGCATGGATTAACGGTTTATTGTCTGGACCTCAGACTCACGCTGTTAACATGCTTTCAAACACCCTAAACGCCCTTTGGCAAATCCCTGAAAGATTTGTAGCGGCTGAGATAGGCCGTATATTTGGGAGCCAGGCAATATCAGAAAGAGAAACCGCTCATTTAGCTTATGGGCTTGTTGAAGGGTTTAAGGACGGCTTAAAATCTTTTGCCCGTGTCGTTAAAACCGGTGAGGCCGAAGATGTTTTAAGTAAATTAGAGTCTGCAAGGTATAAGTCTATAAGCGCTGAGAATATCAGACAGCTTCCATCAATCAATAAAATAACCCCTAATGCCTTCATAGAGGGCGGAATGGCGGCAAAGGCGGCTGATCTATTAGGAGAAGGAATAAGACTGCCAGGGCGCTTTCTTATGGCCGAGGATGACCTTTTTAAAAGCATTGGCTACCGCATGGAATTAAGAGCCAGAGCGTTTAGAACAGTTTTGGAAGAGGGGCTTGAAGGAGATGAGGCTGCAAAGAGAATGCAGGACATTTTAAATGATCCCGAAATTCATGCGCCTGACGTTCATTTAGCGGCTGTTGATGCATCACGGTATCAGACATTTACCAAACCCTTAGAAAGTAGAATTTTAAGGGATATATCAAAGAGTAAAAACCCTGCTTTAAAAATTCTTGTGCCGTTTATAAGAACTCCAACCAATATTTTAAAGTTCGGATTTGAACGATCACCTTTAGCTCCGCTGATGAAAAATGTTCGTTCGGATATTTCTGCAGGTGGGGCAAGAAGGGATTTAGCTTTAGCTCGTATGTCTTTAGGCTCTATGGCAATGGCTGTTGCGGGTACTTTTGCGGCAATGGGTAAAATCACGGGTGGAGGTCCGTCAGGTGCGGATTATTCGACATGGAGGCGAAAGAATCAACCATACTCAATTAAAATTGGTGATAAGTTTTATGCGTATAATCGTCTCGAACCTTTGGGAATGCTGTTTGGGTTAGCCGCTGATTTTACGCAAATTGCCGGATTTGCCGGGGAAGAATTGCAACCCGAAGTTGAAAAGATGGCAACAGCGATTATTGCGTCTATCTCTAAAAATGTGACTTCTAAGACATGGTTAAGAGGTATTTCTGAAGCTGTAAATGCCATGGAAGATCCGGATAGATACGGAAATAAATACCTTCAGAATTTTGCAAAATCTTTAGTTCCAACCGGAGCGGCGCAAATTGAAAGAACGGTAAATCCTGAGCTTGAAGCTGTGTATTCTATCATGGATGCTGTAAAATCAAGAATTATAGGTTTGTCTGATGATCTTCCAAGGCGGCGTAATCTCTGGGGAGAACCGATTTCAACGGCTATTAGTGAGGATAGAAGTTTTGCAGAAATAGTATATAGCGCAATCAGTCCGGTTTATGTAGCCAAAGAGAAAGGCTCTCCCATTGATGATGAGTTGTTAAATCATCACATCCATATCAGAAAACCCGGAAGAACACAGTCCTTTGAGGGTATTAAAATAGAACTCACACCTCATCAATATGATGATTTTATCGTATGGATGAACGAAATCAGTCTGGATTCTACAGGAAAGAATCTTAAAAACTCATTAAATGAAATGGTTCAGCGTGACAGTGTTTATAAAGAAGCAAATCCAGACCAAAAAGAAATGATGATACGCAATAAGTTCTTAGAAGCTAAAGAACTCGCAAAAATAAAGTGGCTACAAAAATATTCACAATATCGAGAGTTAATTAGTCAGGAACATCTTTTAAGATCAATGAATTAAAAGGAAGAAACAATGACAATCTCAGCCTCAACAGGAAGAGTTCAACATAATTGCAACGGTTCTTTAACAGAATTCGACTTTACGTTTCCAATCAATGAAACTTCGGATTTGACGATTATCCTCACGGATTCAGACGATAACGATACGACATTGACAGAAACAACCGATTACTCTGTTTCCGCCACTAATGACGATTACTCAGACGGCGGCACCGTGACAACCGTGGAAACCTATGCTTCTGGATATACTCTCACGATTTTAAGAGCCATCCCACACACCCAGGCATCGAATTTCATTGAAGGCATGGCCACTCTTTATGAAACCTTTGAGAATTCACTTGATAAATTAACAATGGCGATTCAGGATCTTAAAGGTTCTCTATCAAGAGTGTTGGCATTTCCTGATTCTATATCTTCGAGCATTGATCCGACCCTTCCGCTTCCTTCTGCAGGGGGCGTACTTGGCTGGAATGTAAGTTTGGATGGGCTTGAAAACGTCTTTGATCTATCTGCCTATGCTGGCGTGATAAGTTCATTTGCCGAAACCCTGCTCGATGATACTGATGCGGCTGCCATGTTAGCCACTTTGGGTTTGACAAACTTTATTGAGGCCGATGCGGTTATCACAGACAATACCCTTGTCCGGGGAGATGGCGGCGCAAGAAAAGTGCAAAAATGTTCCACTATTACCGTTACCGACGATGGCGAAATGGTAAATACCGGCCAGCCAAGTTTTCTGGCTTATCCGGCGGCGGAACAGCAAAATTTTGCAAAAGATAGTGCTGTTGAAGTGGTGTTTGGAACGGAAGTTTTTGACGTTGGGAGTAACTTTGCATCAAATATATTTACCGCTCCTGTGGATGGTAAATATCTTTTGAGTGTTTCTATGCGGCTTAAAAATCTCGATTCAGCCGCGACTTATTATTACATTTGTATTAACACCAGCAATAGAAGCTATTTAGCCTATCTCGATCCAACTAAGTTTTCTGCTGATGTTGGAAATTTTTCCATGGCCATTGCTGTTGTGGCCGATATGGATGCCACGGATACGGCTAAAGTTGAAGTGTATCAGTCCGGCGGAACTGCTCAAACGGACATAGATACAAATACATACTTTTCAGGCGCACTGATTTGTTAAAAAGGGAGAGACAGATGAACATAACTATAACTATTACAAAAAGAGAAAACGAAATTCTCGAATCGTATTTAGGTATCGGTAAGGTTCAGGAGTGGCTTCAGCATTGCATTGATAATAAGATCCGCAAACGGCTGGATGCTGTCATTATAGAACAAACAAATCTGAATCCAGAAAAACTGGCCAAAGCCGAAAAGATAGAGGCTATTAAAAGTGTAGCATTGCCAACACGCAACCAAAGAACCAAGGGAGTTTAAAATGAAACGTATTAAAATTGCAATTTTAACGATGTTTATTCTTTTGCTTTGTGCATGCTATTCATGGGCCTCATGGACGCTCACTGTCAGCAGGGTTGCGAGAACGCCGCATTATCTTTACTGGAAAGTGGTTTGTACGTCAGACGGTAGTGCTTTGTCAGCTACGGATTTGCTTGCACTGTCAACCCTCGATCCACAGCTTAAATATGAGATGCAGGGTGCAACAATGATGATTATGGATGTAATCCCAGGGACCGGCGGGGTTATCCCAAATACCACGATTGACGTAACCTGGTCAAACTCCTTGGTGGATGTTTACGATAACGATGCCTTTTCCAAAGATGCTGACACGCCGGGAAACGATCTCAGCGAGGACTATAATCAGTATCCGCCAATATTGGAACAGCTAAAGCTCACTCTCAATGACATTGGAGATAGCGGCGATCAAGTGACATTGGGAATTCTTTGCTGGATCGAGGGTGAATAGGGGGTTGTTATGAAGAGATTTATTCCTATAATAGTTTTAATTTCAGCTCTTATAGCGCTTGGGTTTTGTCCACAACCAAAATCACTCACCCTTTCCGATGCCGACACCATAGCGGCGGCGTTTGGTGCAGATGTAATCAAACACTCTATGGTTGACCTTGAGGCAGATGATTTTGAGGCCTCCGGTACTACAGTGCAATTAGTTGCTGAGATACCACACACAGACGCAGCCCAAATATGGAGTGAAGTTCAAACATTTCAAGACGACGATGGCACATTTGTCAATACTTCTCAAACTATATGGGTCGGTTACGATTCATCGGACGCTCGTTATGCCTTGAAATATAAAACCGATACCACAGCACAAACTGATGAAGAATTAGACGCTTCTGAAACTGCGATAACCGTTGACGATTCCAGCCTACTTACTGCCAATGAAGTAATTTTAATTGAAAGTGAGTTCATGTCAGTGAGTTCTATTGACGATGGAACGACAATCACGGTTGTCAGGGGTGTTTTAGGTTCAACGGCTGCCACGCATACGACCAATCAAGATATATACGAGTTGAGTACAGTTTTTGCTTTCGATCTCGCAAACAAGACAAAGTATTCAGTTCCGACTGAAAATCCTGAAGTTATTTTAAACGATATAAATAACCCTGGTTCAGATAAATATTCAGTGAGCATTGGTGCTCAATATGTTGACGGAGCAGACGGTTCAGAAAATAATGATGTTTATATTTATGCCAATAAGGGCGGTTCAAAGACTACGATTGCCAAATATGATGAAGATTTGGATAAGTGGATATTTCCAGCTTCTATAATCAAGGCTTATGAACCACGGCAGATTATTGTTGTTGAATATACAACAGATTGGGCTACAGGTGATGGCGCAGCATACTTTCAAATAGACAAAAAAGTAGCAGGGATGAACCTTGTGGATGTTCATGCTGAATGTATTACCGCTGGAACCGGAACCGGGACGGATACATCAGATATCCAAATTTATAACTTAACCCAAACCGCTGATATGCTTTCCACGAAATTAACCATAGATGAAGATGAGACTGGTTCAGACACGGCGGCCACGGCAGCGGTAATCGACACAAACAACGATGATGTGGCTGAAAACGATGTTATTCGGGTAGATATTGATGCGGTAACGCCTACTACCGATCCTAAAGGATTAATTTTGATTCTCGGATTTCAGGAGCCAGCGATATGATAAGACGATTTTTATTTGTTATACTACTTGTATGTTTTGCTTCTGTTACCAGTGCAGACATTGTAATGAAAGTCCCTTCTGTCGCTACTTGCGATGAACAACAATCAGAGGAAGGAGCATCTTCATCCCCCGCCGCTGTTGCCAGAGCAGCCGATAATAAATACAGGGCCAGTCGGTTTCAATACACAGGTCCAAATAGTGAAGGCGTTTGTCAGGTTAATGCCTTCATCCATTTCACGGGGTCAAGTTCACATGAGTACAAAATTGCTATTTTTGCTGATGACGGGGGCAGTCCTGCGAAGCCTACAGGTGCGGCACTTGGCACATCTGATGCCGTTGAGTGTAACGGTATTGGAGGGAGTGAGGTCGAAACAGCCTTTACTTTTAGCACTCCGTCAAGTGGCTTAACATTAAATAATTACTACCATGTTTCCTTATATTCCGACACTACTGACGGGAGTAACTACGTCACTTGGCACGACGCCAATGGAACAGTGGAAGTCCAGAGTTACTCGTCTGATGGGTCGTCGTGGGATAATGAGGGGACAAGTAAGACGTACAAATACGTTCTGTTTACGAAATCACCATGAAAAAACACTTTATATATACGTCAACAATGCTTCTTCTATCTGTCGCTATATCGGTAATGCTCGTATATGCGGCATACACCGAGACTCATTACGTTTGCAGGGACGGTCATGGTGCTGGTTTAGAGGATGGCACAAGCGAAGCCAACTGTTGGGATGGTTTTGATGCTATCCAATGGGATACCGATGATGCCGATGATAATAAAGTAGGTCCAAACGATGTTTTATATCTTTGCGAAGATGAAACCTACTATGAAACCTTGACGGTAGGTTCATCGGGAACATCAGGCAATGTGATTACCATTACACATGAAGTTGGAGAAAGTCCTAAGATTAGTATGGGTGAAGAAATAAGTGCCTGGACAGTGCATAATCCAGGTACGAATAATGATATATACAAGGCTTCCACTACCACCATGAATCCTTGGGGTGTCGCATGTGGAAGTCCATTGGTGCTATTACCAAAGCATATGTATGGGGATTCATTCTGCGATTGTGATTATGATCGTCCGGCATCCTCAAATTCAAATCCTTCTGTATCAGATTTAGATGATAATATGCTTGATGAACATTCATGGTTCCCTCAAGATGAGAATATGGTGTACATTCACTCGTCCGACGGTGCGCCAGGTACTTGTGTCGTTGGCGTAAGAGTGAGGGGTATTCACCTTGACGGTAAAGATTATATCACAATAGATGGGATTGATGTGGATGGGCCAGGCGGAAGGGATGCTGCATACGAGGGGAGTGGCTATCACTCATACTATAATGGTGATGGTTATGCAGCTATTGATCTTGAAGACTCAAACTATAATACCATTCAAAATCTTACTATCAGGAACACGGTAGCTGCGGCTATTCGACTTGATAATAACTCAGATAATAATACTGTTGATAACGTAACAATTTCATGGGCAAGAAACGGAGTTTCGGGCTATGACAGTGACTATAACACCGTCAAAAACTGTACTATGACAAACATTGGAGCACAACTTGGGTCATTTGGTGATAGGGGTATGGTATCTTCTTGGGGAAATCACTGGACAGTTGAGTATAATCACTTTGAGAATCATGGTTGGGCAGACCAAAGAACTTTGATGGGAACTTACGAACAGATTATGGATAGAGCAGTTACATTCTGTTGTGGAGAGTTGAGAAATCCAGAAGAAGAAACGGCTTATAATATTGTAAGGTTTAATTACTTTAAAAACATAGGTTCTGGCGCTATTTACTTCAATGATGGTGGTTACAATGAGGCTTATGGCAATGTAATAAATGGTTGGAATTTATCCCCTCCAAACACGACACAGGATAGAGGGCATTGCATTTCATCAAAGCCCGATGGTAGTGATTACCACGAAAATGTAAAAATTTATAACAATACCGTTACAAACGGAGTGAGAAACCACATTGAAGATGGAGATGAAGTTGCTTTCCGATTCTGTGGCTACCATAAAAACTCGGAGATAAAGAATAATATTGCTACAGGTAATGAGGCTGGTATGCTCGCCATTCGGGTAATGGGGAATGATGCCAGTACGGGTAATGTGATTGCACAAAATATTTTTGAATGTCCTTCTGGTAACTGTGGTAGGCGTGATACAGAAACACCTACTTATTGGGCATACAATAAAATGGAAGGTAACGAAGAGGGAGAATTCCAGTATGACATAAATGCTACAGACGAATTCAGCAGTGTAATTGGAACTGACGAAACAGCCGCTACATTTGCAGATGAGGGAAATGAAGATTTCTCCCTACAAGTAGGCTCATCGGGTATTAATGACGGGGTAGATGTTGGAAACGGGACAGAAAGATACGGATGGAAAGCAGGAACCGGAAAGCCAGGAGCTGGCCTCACCCTTACTTTAATTGATCGAGATCAAACCCAATGGGATATGGGAGCTTATGTTGCTGATACAACAGCCCCAACCTCTCAATCGTTCGGTCCTGACGGAAACTTGTCTTATGCTACTACAAAAGAGATTTATCATAATACAGATGAAAGTTGTACCTGCAAATATGACACAAGTGATAAGGCTTATGGTGATATGGCTAATACGATGGACGGTTCAGGAACAGGACATACAAAGACAATAGACGTTTCTGAAGGGGAGAATAATATTTACTCTCGCTGTCAAGATCCCGCAGGTAACACACAGGATTCTTCGGCACATATTCAGTTTTGGGTACAAAGCGGATCGCAACCTACAAACCCATCTCCGGACGGTATAAGTGTTGGAGTAAGTGGAAATTATGATACGCAATAAGAGGCAACCATGAGCAACGACCTAAAAATCACAATCACACCGGAACAGTTTAACCAAATACAGGACTCTGCCAACCAAAGTGCTATCGACAAAAAACTTGGGCTTATTTTTCAGGTGAACTCTGTCATGCAATCTGATGTAGGGGAATTAAAAGAATGTATGAAAAAACAGAAAGTACATTGTGAAGAAACCGTTAAGCGTATTGATAAGCGCATTAACGGTATAGTTGCCCCTACTAAGTTAAACAAAAAGAAGGTTGCCGGTGTATTTGGTGGTGGTGGTTTATTGACGACCATAATTATAAAAGGACCGGAATGGTTTAAGGCAATAGGTGAGTGGTTGAAGCAATGATTATTATTCCCCACATTGAAATCATTAGAATTGAGGATGCTTTCCCTGTGGGTTGTTTCGGGAATTTACTTATATCGACAAGATATTTTTGTGTAACATTAGAACCGCCCGTATTTGAGAATAAAAGAAATTTTGCCTGTATACCTGCCGGTCAGTATGAATGTGAAAGAGTTTTATCTATGAAGTTTGGCACAACTTATGAAATATTGAATGTTCCAAACAGAAGTTTAATTCGATTTCACAGTGGCAATAAGGTTCAAGATACAGAAGGATGTGTATGTTTAGGGGAATACATAGACCGTGACTCAGATGCAATAAGACGCTCGATGGATACCATGACACGGTTTAAAAATATAATGGCGCCATACCCGAAGTTCAGGTTGACAATTAAAGAGGCTTGGGACTGATGGCGAATAGACGATATAACATGATCGGAAAGTCAAAGCATATCAATTTAAGCAAAGCCATTGCTTCAAAATACGACTTGGGAATTGTGGTTGACTATTATCTCGATGAAATTGTGGTGTCAGGGAACAGAGAAGATATTGAGTTGTTTGAGAACGATTTAATTAGAGCCTTACAGGTTCATTTGATGGGGTAAGAAATGATTAAATATAAATCAGGATACAAATATCAGCTTGTCGAGCATTATCATGTCCAAACCGACATAACACCGTCCGAAGATATTTTAATAACATATATCGGTCTAACCAAAACAGGTCGTTTATGGGTGCGAGATGGTTATTGTTGGGATGGTCCTTCTGGCCCTGCGATTGACACCAAGAATTTTATGCGGGGAAGCCTCATACATGATGCTTTGTATGAGTTAATGAGAAAGGGATGTATCAATCAGGAATGGCGCAAACAAGCTGACCTTGAACTTAAAAAAGCCTGTATTGAGGATGGTATGTCAAAGATAAGGGCATGGTGGGTATATCAGGCGGTAAAGACATTTGCCAAGAGATGCACTGATTCTGACAATAAACGAAAGGTTTTAACAGCACCATGAGACCAGTAACTTATTTTTTACAAAAAACAATAATATACCTTTTTGTATTATACATTCTGGCATCGTGCCAACATCCGATGCCGTACCCATAATAGCTTATTGTAATGAGTGCGACCACACCATTCACAAAGAATAGAGCATAATGCTCCTATTCCAGAATCTATTATTGAATCAATAAATACTTGACTTGCCTTTACCATCCCCTACCCTCCTTATCGTTTCACTATGGTTTCACGTGGCCTTATCCGTAACCATGTTCATTTTTCGTGAACGGTACGGTTTTTTGAACACCCTTCCTTTGGCGGTTGATTTGGGGGGTTAATCTTCCCTAAAAATCGAAAATGATAACGTTTGGTATTTGCTAATTTTGCTGTCATATAAATATTTTTTAATTGGCTCAGGTACTTTTCCATCAGGGATAAAAAGAACAAAAGATTCTCTAACTTCATCTCCCCCAATGTTTAATTTTGCACCGAAATCTGTTATTGTTGCTATTATTTTCATCTCAATCCTCCTTCAAAAGCTCACACGCTTTTTTGTTTTTCGTGGGGACTCCAATTTTGTTTCATAATTGCGACTTCTAGCACAGCATCTTTCTGCCTCTTACAAATTCTTGATATTATGTGTTATTATTTTTGCGCTTATATTTCTGATAAATAAGCGCATTAACTTTTATGCAAAAAATTCAAATGGTTATTTTTTAGAGTTTAGTGCGATTTCTAGCACAGGGCTATTTAAAACTTCCTGCTTTTTAGCCAATACTGCTGCTATTCGATAATGTTTGACCGTGCCGACATCTATGTCAGCCGCTAACGCAATATCAGCATCAGGCACACCGGCATGGCTTAGTTGTGTAATGCTTGAATGTTTCAGGAAGTGATACAAACTTATGTGCGGTTCATTAGCTTTTTTAAGGGCTTTTTTTAATATGGTTCGCATAGTTGTTTGGGTGTAATGCTGTGTTTTTGAAATTGATTTTGGATTTATAAAATAAAACGGGCTAAAGGATTTAGTCATTTTCTTGAGGTATGGTTTAAAGCGATCCGCTATTGGCGTAGGGGATACTTTCCAGGTTTTTGTATGGTCCACTAATTTTGAATTACTGAAATTTCGCTGGATATAATAAATATCATTCTGCAAGTCTGATTTCCATAAAGCCATGCCTTCTGATGGCCTTCGCAAATGATAAGCGCACCACGCAAATATTGGTTGATGATAATCTGGCATACAGTGTATAATCTTAACCCTGCGATCTTCAGGCAGCCATTGAGGGGGCTTTTTGATAATTCCAAGTTTTTTCTTTTCGGGAAACTCCGGTATGTTTTCAATCAGCTCTTCACGCCTGGCATGTTTTAATGCGGTTCTCAAGGTTGACAAAACCTCTAATTTTGATTGACCGGCTAAAGGTAATTGATTGGCAAATTGTAATAAAATCCCATAGCTGATCTCACTAAGATCAAGATTTCTTTTGGTAAAGAACGGTTCAATATGGTTCTTGATGCGGCTTTTCCAATTAATATAAGTGCTTTCTGATATGTTCGACCTGTAAATTTCAATCCAACCCCAAAGAAACTCTCCAACATCTGATTTCTGCTGTGTCCATTTCTGGATTTTAAAAGCCCCTTTTTTGCGCTTATAATCAGCACGCATAGCCCCAAGAAGCTGTTCCGCATGTTCGGGATGATACATCTTGATCCCTTCAAAGAACCATATTTTATAGCCTTTATGAGTATATTCATCATACCATGATACATAATACCGCCGTGTTTTCGGGTCATAACCCACTTTTCCCTTTTGCATCCAATTAACCCCCCCTTCGTTTTTTTGAGGGGTACAATTGTTTTGGGGAAAATTCAACATGATTATTTCAAAAGCCGTTTCAGGTTGTCCTTAATTTTAACCTCAAGGCCATCGTTTCTGAGGATTTCGATTAATTTATAAATCTTATCTGCACTTGGTTCCGACAGGTTGCTTTTTTGAGTGTCAGCACCTATGTTGACCCATTCGGGCTGTATATAAATAATCCAATCTGATAATTCATAGACATCAAAATCCATAATGGGTTCAATCGTTACCATTACAGGAATTCCACTTTCTGAAAGAGTTGCCATTTTTTCAAAACGTATTGCGGGATGGGGGGACTTCCCCATTTTATCATACCACCGATTGCTTTCAATGGTGGTTCCTAAAATGCACTCATCAGGCATATTAAGGCTAAATTCCCAAAACCTTGATGGGTTTTTCGTTTGAAAAAGATATTTAATGCGAGGAAAAACAAGGCAATGAAAGAGGGTTTTCTTTATCCAAATTGATGGTATTTTTTCAGCCCACATATCGCATGATGAACCGACAAATATAAAACTTCCTTCTTCAAGATTAGTTTTAAGTTCTTTTTCATCAAACCTCACGGGCTTTTGTTCACCCCACCTTTTCATATAGCAGTAAGAACAACCATGATGGCACTTGCCTTTAACCGTGTTCCATGTGTGCGTTACAAATGGATACATATTACCTTTTGATTTATTTAATGGCATATAGCACCCCTAAAACTTTTTAAACACCGTACTCCTGTCGGTATCTCGTTTCCATTCATCCTGCATCCATCGGAGATTTGCGAGAATAGTGCGAAGATCATCGAAATTGCGGAAGAGGATTTCGTGATATTCATCATTTTTGTGGTTTCTGTCGGTATTCATCCCGGGCAGTTCTCTCTGCCGTTCATCCACTTCAACAGGATTACACTTGATTTTGGTTTTGGGCTCCGGATAATATTCAATTGCCGGAGTGACCTTACATTTGTCGGGGCCACCCTCAAGGCCAAGTTTAAGCGTAACACTGAGATCATGCGCGCTTTTTCTGTAAGCCTTAACAACGTTATTCCATTGTTGTTCTAACAGATGAGTAATTTCGGCCTCTGCCAATTCGTGGGTTTTATTCATTTCGAGCATTGATTAAATCTCCTTTATTAGTTTTACGGTTTGTGCATCTTCATATTTTAAGAGTGTATAAAGATAACAAGCGAAATGTGCTATTTTAAGACAGTCTCGCAAGGCATCTTCAGGACCTCGGCTACTTTTACCGATACGATCAACGTACGCTTCGAGTTTGCCCTGGATCTTCTCCGGTGTGAACTTCTCAATGGTTTTATCCGGAAAATCCCCATATTGAGGTATTACATATTTATCAATATGCTTTATAACTAATTGAGCAAAATCTATGAATTGATCTTTTTTTCCACTTCTATTAGACATTTCTTTAATTCCTTTTTAAACTTTTTATGGTTTATATCCCTATTTCGAAAATTAAATAGGATTATGTTTATTTTGCTTAATATTCGATTTATCTTATAATATGTTTCTAATCTGTTGTTCATAATATTTGCCGCCTTGCCCCGCTTTCCTTATCACACGGTCTTTCTCCAGCGCCCAAGAAAAAAGACTGTGCCCCGTCTATTCGAGCAGGGCTTGGTGTACTTGGCTGCAAATGTAAACACGTCAAAACCATTTGCAGGATCATAACGATCACGGACGGCGCGCCCATTAGGAGGCGACGGGTTATGAAAATCTATTTTTTGCATCCCCAACTTCTGACTAAAACATTACAATAAAAGCACTCCCACAAACAATTTTCAGGCGAATCATCCCCGCCAGCACCTTTAGATTTAATATGACTCACATGGCCGCACCGGAACACATCAAACTGACCATCCTCATCTAATAGTGGGGCATATTTACAACAGGATTCGCAATGGCCTCTGGCTCTTTTATGCAGGGCTTTTCTGAGTTCGGTGTATGCCTTGCCCGTAAGCTTGATTCTTTTCTGCTTGGGCATGGGCTTTGGTTGGATACGGGTTTGCATTAGGCAAACTCCAAGACCTTATCAACAAGGTCGTTAATTTCTTCTTTGCTTAATTTGTTTAAAACGGATATCCGTTTCATTATGACATCTAAAATGCTTTGATAAAGATTATTAAAGGTTTCCTGGTCCATGCTTCCGAATGATAAAGAGTCAGCCTCTACCCTCACAGAACCGTCCAATCGGATTACATTATGATAATGACCGGCTAAAATCGTAAGGTCTTTTCTGAAGCGGTCAAAGTTTTTTTGTGGTACACCATGCTTACTTGAGACTTCCCCAGGCTCCCAGTATTCAAAGGCAAGATTGAACAGAGCAAATAACTTTCTATGAAATGCAGCATTTCTCATTTGCTTGAAATCAGAATGAACATTTCCGCCGAGTTTTATCTTGCGATACCATTCATCTGTTTTAGGGTCGGCGGGTATCAGGCCGCTTAATGTCTTTGTTAGAATTATGTGCATCTTGCCTCCAATAATTCAATTTCTCATCTCGCCACTTCCTGTACCAATCCTCACGCCATTTTTTTAGCTCGTCTGCGGATCTCATTACAATCGCTCCTGAATCTCCCACCAAAATTTCAAACAGGCTTGCTCAAGCCGTTTATGATATTTTAAATCAGGATACACACGGTAGATATGGATTAACCTTGTTTCACAGTTGCGATAGTATGAAACAAAATCCCACCATTTCCACTTGGTTATCCATAAACAACCCTGTACTTGCGGCTTATTAACTGATGGCAATCCAACCCTTTCCGATTCTTGGTGTTGCTTGTAAGATTTACGACTTTTAATTTCGAGACCACCCTCTCCAACCTTACCGTCAGGTGAGCATGATATGAACGGGTATTTTGGGTGAATAATAAGACCGACCTTTTCGACATCGACATCTTTTTCCCATTCATACATTCCCCTTGCTTCATCTTCCATTTCAATACCGTGTTCAAACCAAGGGGTGTATTTTTCTATCTTAGGAAAGCCTTGTAACGATTCGATTATGTCCTGCATGTAATACCGATAACGTTTTGTGTCGGGCCTTGCCAAGACATCCCCAAACCTGCTTGCTGTAATTCTGACGGCACGTTCTTTGTGCCACTGTTCAGTTCTTTGTTCCATCTTCCTTTTCTGGCATACGGTTAAGGCGTTGCTTGGCATCTTCCAGATACTTAAAGGGCAAGTCTTCAATCTTTTTCAAACCATACACTCTTTCGGAAAGGGATTTTAATTTCTTGTCCGCATCCTTACCGGTGTAACCCCTTGACTCGCAAATTTCCTTCAGGTTGATTAGGTCGAGGTCGGTAATGGGTTCGGGTTTTGAGTCAATACGACTTTCATCACTCTCGCCCGTTTCAATCTCAAACACTTTCAACATAAGGGCTTTTTTGGCATAACTAAGAGCTTTGCCAGGGGCTTTATCCCCATGATCTTCTGCGTGTCCTTCAATTGATGCGGTAGTTTTATCTTCAGGGTCTTCCATATTGACAATATCAAACTCATAAACACCTTCATACCTGATTATTGGAGTTCCCTTTTTGGTTGACTTGCCAGTATCAAAGGTTTGCCCCTGAGTTTGTCTTGGGATAATTACGATGCCAAGGTCAATCAATGGTTGCCTTAATTCCGCAGTTACCATGTCATGCGTGACCGCCCAATAGGTTTCGACTTTCTTGTCTTTGCGAAGGTAGGCGACCTTTTTTCTCACTTCGTTAATCCGTTGATAAATGTTCATTTTTTACCTCTTTAAAAAGGAATGTCATCATCTTCTTTTGGGTATGGAGTTTCCTTTGTTACAGTAAATGGTTTTTGCGGTTCCGACCTTTCCGACTTGTCAAGCATCTTCATAACAAAGGCGTTAATCTCTGTCATATATCGGGTAATACCGTCCTGTTCCCATGATCGGGTTTGGAGTTTTCCTTCAATATAAACAAGCTGACCCTTTAAAAGAAACTCCCCGCAAATTTCACCCAACCTTCGCCATGCGACAATCCGATGCCATTCTGTTTTCTCTTTCTTTTCCCCGGTAGCCTTATCGGTCCATGAGTCTGATGTTGCCATGCTAAATTTAGCAATACAGGTTCCATCAGGTGTGTAGGTAACTTCGGGATCATTACCGAGTCTTCCTATTAAAATTGCTTTGTTAATCATTAGCGATCCTCCATCCGTGAAATAGCCATATCTATCTCGGTTTCCTTGACCTCATCCCAACAACACTGGATAATATCATCCTCATGTTCTTCTATGATTGCGTTAAACATTTTCAAAGTAACGGGTTGGTCAGCAAAGTAGATGTCATAGATTTCTATGGTGTCAGGGTCACCGGGATAATGCCGTGTCATAGGGAAGCCTTTCTGTGGAACAAACAATACATCAAATTCTAATTCTATGGGTATTGTGATTTTCATTGAATGATCTCCATTTTTACTTTAACGGGGCCGTCATCTAAATAATCAAGGATGCCGTCCATTCTCCATTCTCCAGCAACAAAATCAACATGACACATTCCCCAAGTATAGACCTTGCCTGATTTGGTTTTTGTGAATATTTCGATCATGTCACGGTCTTTGTTGTTTCGTTCTAAGTAAAATTCCATTATATCACCCCTATTCACACACCATTTTATATTTTTTGTAACTAACATCTTCTGTTTCTACCCATTTGCAATTTTCAATACTATGCAAATCAATATCAACCCGAATACCATTTATGGTTGTCTTGTATGTAACCATATGACTGTAATTAGAGGCTTCAAAATCATAAAAACAGCCGTATCTAAAACGAATTGGGAATAGCACATTTTCAACCGCCCATTCGCTATCTTTTGCATGGCATGAAATGGTCAGTGGCATATCATCTTGGCTAAACGCCCAATAAATTGTGCCAAGATTTTTAGTTAATTCCTCTTTCTTATCAGGACGATAATTTATAAATGAGGGATGCCAAACAATACTTTTAAGAGAATTAAATAATTTCTCAACTTGACATTCCATATCTTCTCTTTTTTTCTTATATGATTTCCATCTTTTCATCATATCACCCCTATCAGTACCGCAGCTATGCCCAAGAGTAGCACGCCGCAGAGTTGTAAAAACATGCTTATGGTTTTCATGTTGCACCTTTGATTTGGGAGCCGCCGATTTTGACCGGCAGACATGCCGAGGCTAACCACAGCCTATTTAAGCGGCCCCCAACATTTTCCCATTTACGATTAACAACCCCATTGCCGACAGTAGATCACCCCCTCCCTTAGGAACCGGGCGGTTATTGGTTACGGATAACATTACAGCGGGTAGTGAACTTATCTGTTATCGCCCCTCGTGCTGCATGTGCAGGTGCCGACCATATACCCAACGCTCTCTTCTGCTGTCGCTAACCGCCCGGTAGGATGGCATATACCCTTGTCAAGGGGGGCATATACCAAGATGTTTGGCAAGCCTACACGATTAACCCTTGTATCAGCAGACTTAATCTCTGTCCTGATCGCCAACCCACTCCTCGGCTTGCCAAATTCAAAGATCGTAGCCTCCCTCTGTTGCCATCACCCAAAGACTGACCTATGCTTCGTTAATTTGTTTTTGTTTTTTACGGATAGCGTTTCATTTGGGTTGTGGCTTATCCCGAAACCTTTGCGTCCGTTGCGGATAGCGCAAGAATCGGGATTATATTTAGAAAGCTGACGTTTTAATTCAGCAATTTCTCTCTTGGTTTCGTTTAGTTGATATTGGATTAGGGTTGAGCCGAGCATTATATTTCCCCCATAAACTCTGCTATTTTCTCTGCGGTGTATTCGGGTCCGTATAGGAAGCAAGGGCAACTCATTCGTGGTGGTCCGCATGCTTTGTTGTAATGATCCCGTCTTATTGAAAAATACCCAAAGATACGGGAACAACAAGAAAAGCAATAATAGTTCTTTAAATAAAACCTGCTTCGCTTTACAAACGGGCATCGGTTGCAATATTCAAGTGGGTGATGGTCATTTCTAAACCCCCTAATCATCTCTCTGATTTCATCGTCTGTGAATTGTGCCATGATGCCTCCTGTTTAACGAGAAAGTTATTATTTCCATTTATTGGTTTTGTTTATAAATACTTCTGCAAAACAGATAAGCCTTTTTACATCGTTTGTAATCTTCGGGTGAGGTTTGGTTTTTATATTTATTGTTTTTATATATTTTTTCCCATTCTTTAAAGGTGTGTAAAAAACAGCCGATTTGTAGGAATTTTCCATACATCGTGATGTTAAAATCACAAACACCTATTAAATTTATAACTGTGTTTGTGATTTTTGCATTGCCGGAGACCCTTGCATTGCCGGAGACCTCTGCATTGCCGGAGACCCTTGCATTGCCGGAGACCCATGCATTGCCGGAGACCCATGCATTGCCGTAGACCCATGCATCGCCGGAGACCCATGCATTGCCGTAGACCCATGCATTGCCGAAGACCCTTGCATTGCCGGAGACCCTTGCATTGCCGGAGACCCATGCATCGCCGAAGACGGAGAGATTTTTTTCTGATTCTATAAAACCACCCTCTTCATTTTTTTTAACATTACCAAAAGACATCTTGGCTTTGATGCGGAAAAGTTTTTTTCCAAAAATGGTGATGGATTTCTTCTTTAGGATTTCGTATTTTTCATTAGCTGTCTTAGCCATATTTGGGTCTCCTTGTGTAAAATTGTCGATGGCGAAGGTTATTATTTCCATGCTTCCTCTGAGTTTTTTATTGATTGTTCCAAATGGTACAGGAAAATAAAACGCCTGTCAAGAAAAAAATAGCCAAATGGTACTCTAAATGTAAAATAATTATAAAAAACCATTTGACAAAGGGTACACTTCCGTATATTATGCAAGCATGAAAAAAATAATTATCATACGACTCTGGGATAAATTCATCTTCCTTTTAAAGAAATACATGAAAGAAAACGATCTCACCCAAGGACAGTTAGCTAACATGGTAGACATGCAAAGGTCTCACCTTTGCGCACTCCTCAATAAATCAACAGACCGCAAGTTTAGTGCATATTATTTATTTAAATTTATCCAGAGAGGAATTATTAAAGTGTCAGAAATTTACGATAAAGAGGCAGAGAATGACAGGGAGGTCAAATTTTGGGAAATGGCCAAGGAAGCTGAAAACTTGAAACTTTTGGGCAAGATTGCCAGGATTCGAGAACAAGGCCATGACGTGGACAAATTTCTGGAACTACATTTTCCCGGCATTTGAAAAATTAATTTTTTTGACTAATGGTGTACCAA